AACAATCCCAAGAAGACTCGCGAACTCATGACAGTTAAAAAAACCAAATCAAACTTGCCCGGTCCCGGCCCCGGTCGCCCCAAGGGATCGAAGAACAAGACCACCGCGCTGTTGAAGGATGCGATCCTGAAAGCAGCAGAGGAAGCGGGCGGCGAGGGCGGAATGGCTGGCTATCTCAAGACGCAGGCGACGGAGAACCCGACGGCGTTTATGGGGCTGCTTGGTAAGGTGCTTCCCATGCAGGTAGCGGCTGACGGCACGATCAACATCAACATTCGCCGCTTTACGGATGGAGGTTGAGCTACCGTCGGGCGGGTGGCGACCGCGAGATTATCAGCACAATGTCTGGGGCTACTTGGAGAACGGCGGCAAGCGCGCTGTTGCTGTGTGGCACCGTCGAGCGGGCAAGGACGAGTTCTGCCTTCGGTGGAACAGCGTTGCCGCGTTTGAGCGTGTCGGCACGTACTGGCACATGCTCCCGCAAGCGAACCAAGCACGCAAAGCCATCTGGGATGCGATCAACCCGCACACCGGCAAGAGGCGAATAGACGAAGCGTTCCCGCGAGAGATCAGGGAAACGACCCGCGATCAGGAAATGATGATCCGCTTCGTCAACGGCTCGACTTGGCAGGTCGTCGGGTCCGACAACTACAACAGCCTGGTGGGTGCGCCTCCGGTCGGCGTGACGTTTTCCGAATGGGCGCTGGCCGATCCAAGGTCATGGGCGTTCATTCGCCCGATCCTGTTGGAAAACGGCGGCTGGGCGCTGTTCAACTACACACCACGCGGCAACAACCACGGGCGCACGATCTACGACGCGGCGGTTGACGATCCGAACTGGTTTGCCGAACGCCTACCGGCGAGCGAGACCGATGTCTTCACGCGCGAGCAGCTGAGCGCTGAGGAAAAGGAATATATCCGCGAGTACGGGCCGGATCTGGGTAAGGCGCTGTTTCGCCAGGAGTACCATTGCAGCTTCGATGCGGCGGTGTTGGGCGCTTACTACGCATTGGAGATGTCTGACGCGGATACTCAGGGCCGGATTTCGGGCGTTCCGCTCGACAAGACGGGCCTGGTGCATACGGCGTGGGACTTGGGCCGGACGGATCACACAAGCATCTGGTTCTTCCAGATCATCGGGCGGGAAATCCGGGTGATCGACTTCTACACATCGTCGGGCGTGGGGCTGGATCACTACGCGGCTGAGCTACGCGACAAGGGCTATCGCTACGGCACACACATTCTCCCCCACGACGTTGAGGTCACGGATTTGAGTGCCGCGAAAAGCCGCAAGGAAATCCTGCGGGGTCTTGGGTTGGAGCACATCCACGTCGTGCCGCAACGGCGCGTAGAGGAAGGCATAGCGGCGGTGCGCTCGATCCTGTCGCGATGCTGGTTCGACAAGACGAACTGCGCACACGGGATATCGGCGCTACGTGAGTATCGAGCGCAGTGGGACGAGACGCTAAAGACGCTCAAGCCCGCGCCTCTGCATGATTGGGCGTCGCACCCGGCAGATGCTTTTCGGTATCTCGCGCTTGGTTACGACCGAGTGCAGACGCAGACGGTGAAGCGCCAGAAGGTCGAGCGCAATCTCGATTGGGTTGTCTAATCGCCTTCTGGTTGCTGAAATCCCGGCAAATCACCGCATTATCGCGGATCTTTTACAACGTGAGGTAGTTATGAACGCTGTCGACATGACGCGGTACAAGCAGCTCGGCGACCGCATTAAGGAGCTAGACAGGTTGACGACGCGCATGGAGGCGCTGGGCGAACAGCTTGAGGAAATGCTCACGGCGCCGGAGGTGAAGCGCGGTCGGCCTCGCAAGACTGCCGAGATTGTGGGCTGAGCATGGCTGAGAAGGTCGACGACGAACAGCTAAAGGCTATCGTCGCCAGCCAGATACGCGGGGCGCTCGGTTTCGACAGCGATCAGTTGTCCGCCAAGCGCGCCGACAATATCGAGCGGTACGAGGGCGAGCCCTATGGGGATGAGCGTCCGGGCCGCAGCCAGGTCATGTCCCGCGACGTCATGGAGACGGTCGAGGCGGTGATGCCGTCCCTGGTTCGGGCGTTCCTCGGCAATGAGGAAGTGGTCAAGTTCGAGCCGGAGAGCCAGGAAGACGAAGCCTACGCGGCCCAGGCAACCGATTACGTGAACTTAGTCCTGATGCGCGACAATCCGGGATTCCGGATCGCAATGGACTGGATGAAATCGTCGCTGATCGAGTCCACGTCGGTCGTCAAGCTGTGGTGGGACGAAAGCGACAAGGTTCAGACCCAGGTCTACAGCGAGTTGAGCGACCAAGAATTCGTTCAGCTTGTTCAGGACGATAACGTCGAGGTTTTGGAACACACTGCTTTCGCGCGGGTGAATGGTCAGCTTGTCGAGCCGGACGACGCCATGGCGATGCAGGCGCTCGGTGGGGTGCCTGTCGAAGCGGCGCATGAAGTCAAGATCAAGCGCACGCAAACCAAGGCGCGATTGCGCTGGGAAGCGGTGCCGTCGGAGGAATTTCTCATCAACCGCCGGGCGCGCTCGCTTGACGAAGATGATTCGACGTTCGCCTTTTGCTGCCATCGCCAGACGCGGACAATTGAGGAACTGCTGCAAGAGGGATACGACGAAGAAATCGTTATGAGCGCCGGGTCGGGGGAGCCGGACGACGAGTACCTTGATGAAGAGATCGAGCGCACCGACGACTTGGAATATACGGACGCTTACCATTCGGATCAGACGAAGCTACAGCGCCGCGTGTGGGTCTATGAATGCTATCTAAAGGCCGATTACGACGGCGACGGCATAAGCGAATTGCGCCGCGTGACGGTGCTCGGGGGAGGGACGAACACACAGATCCTCGATAACGAGGAAGCCGAGGAACTGCCGTTCGCGGATCTGACGGCGATCAGGCTGCCGTTTCGGTTCTACGGATGGTCGTTGGCGGATCTGACAAAGGACATTCAGCGGCTCAAGACGGCTCTGTGGCGGGCGATGATGGACGGGCTGTATCTCAGCCTGTACCCGCACAAGGCGGTTGACGAAAACCGGGTCGACCTCGACGACCTGCTGAGCGAGGAGCCGGGCAGCACCTATCGGGTGAACGGCGATCCGGGGTCGGCGATTGTCCCCATGGCGACGCAGTGGAACGGCGCGCAAGCGTTCCCGATGATGGAATATATCGACCGGGTGCTGATCAGCCGTTCGGGCGTCAATGACTTGGCGGGCGGGCTCGACGGTGGCGTGCTGCAAGGCGAGACGGCGCGGGCGGTGGACGAAGCGGCGAACGCGGCCAGGGCGCGGGTCGAGTTGATGGCGCGGGTCTTTGCCGAGACCGGCTGGACGCGGTTAATGAAACTGGCGTTGAAGATGCTGAACCGCCACCAAGACCGCGCGCGAACCGTGCGGTTGCGTAACGAGTGGGTGCCGATTGATCCGCGTTCGTGGAACGTGGATATGGACGTGCGGATCAACGTCGCATTGGGTATCGGCACGAAGGGCGAGCAGATCAACAAGTTGATGGCGCTGCTTGGCAAGCAAGAGGCGATCATGGCGCAGATGGGGCCGACGAACCCGATGGCGCCGCTCGGTAATTACTACAAAGGCGTCTCGAAGCTTTCGGAAGCGATGGACGTAGATCCCGACGCGCTGTTCACCGACCCCGCAGAGTGGGTTGAACAGCAACGTCAACAGCCTCCGCCGCCGAATCCAGAGATGGAGAAGGCCAAGGCGGAAATGGCGATGGAGCAGCAGAAAGCCCAGGCGTCATTGCAGCAGAGCCAGGCGGAGGCGCAGTTGCGGGCTGAGACCGACCGCATGAAGGCAGAGAACGACGCGGCAATCGCTCGCGAACGGGCGCAGATGGACGCGCAGGCCGCGATACAGAAGGCGCAGTTGCAAGCGCAGGTCGACCGCGAAGTGGCTGCCAACAAGTTGGAGTTGGAGCGGGACAAGATGCAGCAGGATCACGCCTACCGCATGGCGGAACTTGCTGCCGAGCAGGAATTGGAACGCGAAAAGATGCGCGCCGGAAGCCGTGACGGCCAAGGCAATATCAATCTGAGCGACTAGGAGAGCAGTCATGAAGGGCTACACCAAGTACAACACGCGCGGCGAGATTGCAGGAAAGTCGAGCGGCGGCGGATCGTCCAGCGGCAAGCAGGCGAACGCCAACGGGTCGACGACCATGAAGGTCAAGAACCCCGACAAATACGTCGGCTATTCGGGCAAGGGCGGGGCCGCTAGCGGTCGCGACGTGGGTAAGGGCTGCTGACATGGGCCTTCTCGACCCCGCGCTGACGGTCGGCGGTCAACCGCTGTACCCAATGGCCGGACAGATGATGCCGGGCGTTCCCGTCTATCGACCGGAGCGCGGCGATCTTGATGCGCTGTTCGGCTCGGGTCAGGCGCAGGACGATGCGCGCACCTCGATCAACAACATCGCGGGCGGGATCTTGAACGGCTATCAGGTCAATCCGAACGCCGGGCAGGGCCAGCCGATGCTCCAAGCCATTGCGCCGTCCGGGATGTTCACGGGCGATCCGAGCCAAGCGTCTCAGGTGCAGGACAATCGTCGTCCGGAGCGCGGGTTGACGTATCGCGACGCTTTCGCGCTGCAATTCAATCGCAACAACCCGATGCCGCCCGCGCTTTTCGAGGCGCTGGGGGAGAAAGACAGCAAGGGGCGGTTCAAGGACCTGTTCGGGTTCAGTTTTGATGCAGACGCGGCGTTCGATCCGTCGAGCGAGGACTATCAGAAGCTCTCCGGCATGCTGGCCCAGCCGTCTTACTACGACAACACGCGATGAGTGACCAAGCGCCCGAATGGCGGGCCGCCGATGCTGAGCGATTGTTAAATGACGCTCTGCTGAAAGAGGCGTTCGAGGCATACGAAAAGGCGTTGGTTGATCGGGCAATCGAGGCCCCGGCGCGCGACGACGAAGCCCGCACCCGCTGCCTGATGGCGGTGCAAGTGCTGCGGAAGGTCAGGAAGCATCTGAAATCCGTCGTCTATGACGGCGAGAAGGCGGCGAAGGCCGCCGACGATATCGCGACCGACCCGAATAAGCGTCGGTGGCTCTGAGCGGACAAGCCTAGCGGCCCCGCGCAACCCAAGGTGAAACATGAGTGACGAACAGACAGCCTCTCCGTTGGAGAGGTTTGAGGACTTGCTCGCGTCGGAAGACGACGTTGAGGAAGCGGCCCCGGAAGAAGCCTCCGAGGAATTGGAGGACGATGCCGGACAAGCCGAAGACGACGCGGAATCGGAGGACGCGGATGCGCCCGACGAGGAAGCGGAGACGGACGGAGAAGAAGACGACGACGCCGACGACGCGGAGCCTGTGGGCGCCATTGAAGTAGAGATCAATGGCCAAACCCGGACGCTAACCGCCGATGAGGTGCGCGACGGCATTCTGATGCGCTCCGATTACACTCGCAAGACCCAAGAGCTTGCGAACGAACGCGCTAAATTCGACGCGGAACGGGAACAGGCGGCGGCCCAAATTCGCCAACAGTTCGAAGCGGTGCAGGCGTTGCGCGGCGACGAACAGGAACCCGATTGGGACAAGCTCTACGACGAAGATCCGTTGGGAGCCCCTAAGATCGAACGGCAATGGCGGGCCAAGCAGGCGGAACGGCAGCAGATGCAACAGCAGATGCAGCATCAACGCGAAGCTCAAAAGCGGCAGCACATGGCCCAACAGGCCGCGCTGTTGCCGGAGCTGATCCCGGAGTGGCAAGACCAATCGCGGGCCAAGGCTGAGCAGGCTGAACTGCAACAAGCCTTGATCGACGACGGATTCTCGCCGGAAGACGTGGCGATGGTTTCCGATGCCCGGCTGGTGAAGTGGCTTCGCGCCGCACACCAGCACATGAAGGGCCAGAAGGCGGCGAAAGAGACGGTGAAGAAGAAGGTCGCGGGCAAGCCAAGGGTGCAGAAGCCCGGTTCCGCGAAACCGAAATCCGCCGCTCGGTCCCAGGTAAAGGCCAATCGCGAGATAGCGCGCAAAACCCAGTCCAAGGACGCCTGGACAAAGGTGTTCGAAGACCTTGTGTAATCGCTCGACAATAGGAGGCTGACATGGCTGTGCCGAGCAATACTGTCATCGCAGCTTCGCGCACGAATGCTCGCGAAGACCTGCAAGACACGATCTACGACATCTCTCCGGTTGACACGCCGGTTCTGACGATGGCGCCGCGTATGACTGCGCGGGCCAAGTATCACGAATGGAACACCGACAGCCTGGCGGCTGCGGCTGCCAACGCCCAGATCGAGGGCGACGACGCCACTGCCGACGCTTCGTCCGCTACGATCCGTCCCGGAAACCGCACGCAAATCATGTGGAAAGTTCCGCAGGTTTCGGGCGGCGCCGAGGCCATCGCGAAGGCGGGCTATCGGTCGGAAATGGCCTACCAGATGCAGAAACGCTCGAAGGAGCTAAAGCGCGATCTGGAAAAGGCGATTACCGGCGCCACCGGCACGACAACCGGCGCAACGGCGACGGCGGCCACCATGGCGGGGATCGAGTCGTTCTTGACTTCGAACATCGTCTATGCGTCGACCCAGGGCCAAGCGACGACGGCGGGCTATTCGTCCGGTTCGGTTTCCGCGCCGGTCGATCCGACGGCGACGGGCGCGTTCTCGGAAAGCCTGTTGAAGTCGCTCGCCAAGTCCTGTTGGGACAACGGCGGCGAGCCCGACTATCTCAATGTCGGCTCGTTCAACAAGCAGCAGGTGTCCGGGTTCGCCGGGATCGCCACGCTGTACCGGGATACCGCGCCCAAGGTCGGTCCGGCGGCGATCATCGCGGCAGCCGATGTCTACGTGTCGGACTTCTCGGGCCAGGGCGGCATCAAGGTGATGGCCAACCGCTTCTCGCGCGAGCAAACCGCCTTGCTGCTCGACTTCGACTATCTGGGGGTGGCGTATCTGCGCCCGTTCCAGCAGTTGCAGCTTGCCAAGACCGGCGACAGCGAAAAGCGCATGATCCTGGTGGAGTCGACGGTCGTCGTGAGCAACGAGGCCGCGCACGGCAAGGTCGTGGGCCTCACATCGTCCTAACACAAACAGGCGGGGAGCTTTCGGGCTCCCCGTTTTCATTTGGAGGTACGCATGACCGGCTTTCGGCTGCTCGACG